CCGCCACGCTGTGCCTACGATGGCTCGCAAAATCGCGACGAAGACAACGAAGACGAAAAATAAATTTCGCAAACGCGCATAGACGCGTAGAGACATCAGTAGGCGCTAGAAGACTATAAACACTAGAGTATTCAATGGCTTATGCATTGCGCTGGTTGTTACGTAGCGCTAGGCTGGTCGTGTGATTTGTTCTAAGGCGGAGTTAAGTTCCCCGCTGACGTGTCACGCATCGGACAGCAATCCTGGTGGCGTGGTCGAGCGAATCATCAAGGCCGCTGGTCAGTATCTCCCTGGCGCAGCGGCCGATCCGATTCACTACGAGTACACGACCATGGCAAGTATCAAAGGCAATCTTCTACGCAAGCTGCACACGCAAATGGGCCAGTGCCTAGACGAATTCGAGGCATCAATCGCCGCCGACAAAGCGGGCAAGGGCAAGGCTCGCGATGGTGTGCTCGATCTCTCAGGAGCCGAGCCGGACACGCACACACCCGAAAGCGAAGGCGCCCAAGACTCGCGCCCACGTCGCGGTGCGAAGTCGATGAGCGAAGCTTTTCCTGGCTTTGACCGCATCCGCAAGTAAGGACTGACACCCATGTCACCCAAACCAATGATGGGTTTCGACCGCGTGCCGTTCGTCCTGCCGCCACGCATGGCCATGGACAGCGCGATCTGTCGCGGACCCATCACCTTCGATGGCGCCTTGGCTGCGCCCGTTGCGCTCGATGCTGAGATTACCTTCGATGAGCCCGAAGAGCCCACCATCTCGATGGGCCAGGCGTTCCCGCACTGGAATCGGTTGCGATGAGCGCGAGCAGTGGCGACCGTGTTCGGAAACACCGCGCCAAGCTGAATGAACCTGTGGCCGTGGTACAGGACCACGAACCCGACACGTGGGCAGAAGCGCCGCGCTACATCGAGGCCGGTTACCTGGCGCAGCCCTGCTACTTCCACGACATGGAGGCCGGGGAATCCTCGCCACATGTGCAGTGGTTGCCGTCCGATTCGCACAGCGTCGCGCGGATGGCTGAGTGTGGAGTCACCGTAGCTTGCAATTTGGAGTTGAGAGCATCTGAAGTCCCGACCATTTACGGGACGACACAGCTACTTTCATGGGCTCCGGTGCCAGCGATTGCCGCTCTTAGGTTGAATATCGCGCAGTCGCACGAACTTGCCGTGGAGATTCTTGAAACCATCGTGCGGCCCCGGCTTGTGTGGGCGTCAGATGTCACCACGCGCCTCATGCCGGTCAGATCGAAGCTAGGCAGCGCTGAGTTGCTGATCCCGTTGCGCGTCGATTATCAGCCGCACCTATTCGATTTCACAACCTGGCGCTACGCGCTGCCGACAGACGTGCAGCCAGCGAACAAGTACATGCCAGGGCCGACCAACAGCGCCAGCATCCGCAGCACTCGCGAATGCTTCCTAGCATCGGCGGCAGCGTACCGCTGGAGCGATGGCGGAATCCCCGCCGTGCCGCGCGCGGTGCTCCCGATGCTTGCCAGCGTGGCCGATGCGCACGCAGTCATTCAGCAGATAAACGCCTTGCTTGACAAGCGTGGCACCCATTTAACCTACACGCCAATTGTTGGCGGCTAACACCCCAAGGGGAATTTTATGTCATCGGAATTAATCACTATCGCTTGCCATCTGCCGCAGGGGCTGCGTATCGAGGTCGGCATCGTGCGCGTCCCAGGTGTATGGGGCAGCGCCGCGAAAGGGCCGAATTACGCGACGGCCACGTTAAACGGCTGGAGCAGTCGAAATACTCCCGGCGTACAGCCGATTGCGACGTTGACACCGCTGCCAGGCCTGACGCAAATCCCCAAGGATTTATGGGACGCCTGGTGCGAGGGCATGGGTAAGTTCCACCCCGCGCGCTTGAACGGTTTGATTAAGGTCGTACCGAATCCGAGTGATAAAGCTGGCGTGAAGTCCGCAGTCAAAGACGTGGCGGCTAAGCGCACGGGCTTCGAGCCGCTAGACCCCAACAAGCTGCCCGAACAGATTGAAGAGGCACCAGTGGAAGGTCGCCAGCAGCTTGGTGCGCGACCAGTGCGCCGAGATTAATCCTGTGCCGCCGCGCTGCCTGCGGGCGCGGCATTCTCCACGGAACACCCACATGGAAATCATCACGCGCGAAGCGGCGAAAGCACTGGGCTTGACGCGATTTTTTAGTGGTGTGCCATGCAGGAATGGCCACATCGCGGAGCGGTACGTCGGCAACAGGTCGGTATGCCTTCAATGCCAGCGAAATAACATGGCTCTCTACAGAGTCAAAAACCGAGCGAGGGTCAACGCGCTCAGTCGCGAGTGGATGGCCCGCCGCAGCAAGCGAGCGCGGCGCCGCGCCGAAGAGCAACACGTATGACGAAACCAAAAGCCAAACCCGTGGAGGCCGAAGAGGCGCCACCGAAGGATGACCGCTCGCCACCAAAATGGCGCGATCCCGGCAGGCGCATCAGCCAAGCGCGCATAGATGCGGTGATTGAGCAAATTTTCAATGACGGCCCGCGGCTTGGTACGCCCGCCCTGGCAGCGACGGAGGCAGCCTAGATGACATGTGTGTCAGGCATGACCCGCAACGATTGTCCCAAGTGCGGAGCCAATGTGTTGTTCGTCGGCTTCACATGCTTGCACTGCAAAGCGCCGCTGCGCGGGCGCAAGGCCAGGGGCAGCAATGCCGGGGTCTTCAACGGCGCGATAGCGAAAGCCGCAGCGCTCGAAGCGGGTGTGTCATTCAAACGGCAGAAGGCAGCCACACCATCGCCGCGCAAGGGGTCGGGCAAAGGTGTCCACGGAGCGGGGCGTGTTTAAAGCTCGCGCTCTGCTGCTGTGGATGTGGACAACGCCATCATGGTCAGCCGGTCTGGCCGTCACCGTGGGCGCGTTCCTGATGAACTAACGGGGTCTAGACCCGTTGGTGCTCTTCGGCCTTGATGCGCTCGTAGATTTCCTCGCGATGTACCGGCACTTCGTTGGGCGCGAGGATGCCAAGGCGGACTTGGTTGCCTTTGACTCCAAGCACGGTGACAGTGATGTCATTGCCGATCATGACGGCTTCTCCAACGCGGCGAGTGAGTATCAGCATGGTGTGGCCCTCCGTGGTTGCGATGCGCCCAATTATAAACCGCCTTACCCGTCGCGCTTCAACTCAGGCCGCACTGTGGCTGTGCATCGACGCTTGCCGCATTGAGAGCACCGCAGGCGCTTCACCACATCGGACAGCAACGCATCCCATCCCGCCAGCGCGGCGAATGTCCTAGGGCGAGCCTGACGCGCGTGGCCGCACTCGCACTTGATGGTGATGATGTACTGCCCAAAATGATCGGCAAGGCGGACCACGGTCAACGGCTGGCGGGGCGGCATCATCCTCCGATTGTCGCGACGGGTCGGGGAGCGCGTCCACCCAGTTCCAGCGCTGCGGCAGCACTGTATGCCCACCGCAAACTTTTTCCGTGCCGATTTCCGTGTGGGGTGTCATAAGCGGCCGAATGGCGCCTAAGTTCTTGATTTTATTGGTGGGCGGTACAGGGATTGAACCTGTGACCCCTGCCGTGTGAAGGCTGTCACAATACCCTAATGGACTACTGTGGACAACCTAACCTGTTGATTTCATTCCATATCCAAATCTGACCGTCTACACCCGTCCATGGTAGGCTTTCCGTGTGTGTTCCGTGCGGAGAGTTTCCTACCATGTCCATGCCAATCGACAAGGCCAAATTTCGCAACGATCCGAAGAAGTGCCCGGTGCGCACAGAGCCCTATTGGGCGGCTCCAATCCGTCGCGGTCAATTCCTCGGCTTTCGCAAAATCTCGCCCCTGACGGGCTCCTGGGTTGCAAGGATACGCATTGAGGACGAACACGGCAAACTAGTGCAGCGCTACCAAGCCTTGGGCGACTGCACCGAACAATTCGGCTATGACGAAGCGCAGGCCGCTGCCGTCGATTGGTTCGCCAAAGTCGAGACGCCCGGCAATGACAGCACGGTGGTCACTGTGGCCGATGCCTGCCGCGAATACGTAAAGGCACTCAGGGAGGACAAGGACGAACCGCGCCCGGCCGCTGCCGATGATGCCGAAAGGCGATTCGAGCGCACGGTGTACGGCCGGGAGAAGTCCACACGGAAGCGGGCGGTAGCGCCCAACGGTCTCGCCAAGATCAAACTCGCCCAATTGACCACCAAGACCCTGGAGGACTGGCGGGCCAATCTGAAAATCGGCAAGGCGTCGAAGAATCGGACGCTGACCGCCCTCAAGGCTGCGTTGAACCTGGCGGCGAAGAACAACAAGCAGGCCCTGGCCAAGATGGCGCTGGAGGTTGCCGGTATCACGCCATTCGAGAAGGCCGGGAAGCGTCGCGAGCTATACCTTGACCGCAAGGAGCGCCGCGCACTGCTGAAAGCCGCCAAGGCCCGCGCGTTGCGCGACCTGATATCCGCGGTGATGTGGACAGGAGCGCGAGCGGGCGAATTGACTTCGGCCACGGTGTCGCAGTTCTACCCACGCGAAAAGCACATCAAGATTGGCGATGGCAAGAAGACGGGCGAGCGGAAGGTGACACTCAGCCCGGCCGCGCTCACGCTGTTCAATCGGCTGGCGAAGGGCAAGGAGCGGGACGCACTACTGCTACAGCGCGACGATGGTCAACCGTGGGCACATTCGGATTGGGACGAACTGGTCCGCGACGCTGCCAAGGCCGCGAAGCTGCCCGATGGCGTTTGCCTCTACACGCTGCGCCACAGCTACATCACGCAGCAAATTGATACAGGTGCGACGCTGCACGCGGTCGCCCGCCAGGTCGGCACATCCCTGGTCATGATCGACAAACACTACGGCCAGGTCTCCAAGGACTCGCTCAAGCAGTTGGCCCAAGTGAAGATGCTATGAGCGACCTATCCCGCTGGCCCAATCTGAAACTAGACACGCACCCCGTGCTTGATTGGGTGGAGAGAACCTACGACCAGGCAACTCTGCTGGAGATGGCCGAAGCCGTCAGGGAGCATAAGCACCCGATCAACGCCAAGACTCCCACGGGGATGCCAGGAGTGTGGAACACAGCCATTGAATCGCTACTGCGAGCGCTGGCCGAAAAGCCAGCCGCGCTCGAAAAACTCAACCGACATAGACCCACGCCACCGCGCAGGGTGGAGGGGCTGAATCGTGCCGTGCATTATTTCGTGCAGTTGGAAATTCTAGGCCCCGATGGACTGGGGTATGACCGAAAGGATGATGCGCTCAAGAATGTGTCGGACGCTTGGGTCAAGTCTGTTGCGACCATCAAAGAAGATCGCACCACGCACACCGCGAAGACCAGCCCTAACCAGTATTGGTGTGATGACACTGGTGACATCCAACGGCCCGAAGATGCCAAGCGTGTCACCGAAGAAATTCTAATAGCTGCGGTGGTGGCCCACGGTATGACGCGCACCGAAGCGTTGAAGGCTTTCGACTCCGACATGCGGCACCGGGCTAAGTAGTTCCAAGAATAAATCGGGAAAATTAGGCGAGATTTTCCAGATATTCATTGCTGGTCTCACTTGTACTTCTACGGCTAAATGAAGTCGATACGTAGCAGTTCACACAAAGGAGACCAGCCGTGCAGAAGATCATTCCACCCGTTGTCGTTGATCCCAATCAGCGGTACGGAATCCTCGAAGCCTCCGCGATCTTGCGACAGTGCAAAGCGACAACCTACAAAGAGATCGCCGCAGGTCGTCTGCAAGTTTTCAAACAAGGTCGGCGCACATATGTGAGTGGTGCCGTGCTGCTTGAGCGCAGCCGCCAGCCAGCCGAAGAGTGTGCAGCGTGAGCACGCACTACAGTCCGGTTGACAGCCGTGGCATTCCGCTAGTTGCGCGATGCGCTGGAAGCTGTGGCCGCGAAGTGGTGGCCAGCGCGAGCAATCGCGCGGGCACGCAGTACCTGTGCTGCCATTGCCGCCAGCGCGACCAAGCAAGGGCCGCGGCATGAACGCACCGCCACCACCGCCAGCCCGGAAGATTATCCAACTGACCGCATGCACAGCGGACGGCAGCCCCACGGAAGTCTTCGCCCTGGCCGATGACGGCAGCGTGTGGCGCAGCACCTTCTTCGACGTGCGCCAGTGGGTGCGCGTTGACACTTCTGTCATCACAAGCGGTGCCGCATGAGCACCCTCAACATCCGCGTGTACTCGCGAGACGAAATTGGCGCCGTGCCGCCCGGTATCGCAGCGGAGTGGGCTGACTCTAATTGCCCGTTTCTCGTAGCGCATCCGCTGCCGTCCGGTGGTGGCCGGTTTTGCTACGTCGAATCCGCGGACGCGCTCTACGAGATGCTGAAAGACCTAGTGATTGGAAACCGCAGCGAGCTTGAATTTTTTGGTGTGGAAGCCGTTGCCGCGTGCGAGAGCTTCAACCTGCGAGATGCAGCGGCGCTTAACTGACCCCATAACGAACATGGCCCCGGAAGGTCACCACACCATCCGAGGCCACGAATTTTTGAAATAGATAAAGGCTACTTCGATGTCCATTCTACAGTTCCCTGACCGCCGTGTCATCAGCTATCCCGTGTCACCCACAGCACCTGCGTGGGTTTTTGGTCTGGTCTTGGCGATGAATCGAGCGCGCTCACCCGCTGAAGCGTGGAAGGTGCGCCTTCATCTGCCGTACCAACTCAGCGAAGAAATTGCGGGCCACCAGCTACACCTTGTAGTGAATCGCGAATACTGCCCACTTGGCCAAGCCAAGCGCGACCCATCCAAAAATTACTTTGGCACCAGTGTCAGCCGCGTGCATTACGACATTGCCCGCAGAGAGAATCTGATTAATGCCGGGGGTTACTTCTTCGCGGAGGACAACCCATGGGACAGCCACGCAGCGCTGCGTGCCTACCGCGAAAAAATGGAATTGTTCATCGCGCCGTGGACGGTCCTGCAAGGGGACATGACATGAGCGCCAACTACAGCTACAAGATGACGGCCAAGGCCGCGGACGTTCCCTTCGCCGCGTTCATTGCGCAAGGGTGGACAGCCGATCAAATGGAACAGTACGGCTACGTGGAGAAGGTCGCGCCTCCACCACCGGAAGACATCGAGCCCGGCAGATTAAATCCCAATGCCGCTGCCATCGACGCAGCACGCAGCGCCGCTTACGCCATCGAGATAGCTGCCGCGGAGGAAGAGTTGCCCGCCGTCGAAGCGGAACTGCAGAAGGCACGCGAGACGTTTGCGAAGACTGAGGCGCACGGCGATCAAACCGCGATCCATGAATGCCGGAAGTGGGTGCAGCGCGTTGAGCGCGAATTGGAGCGGCTGCGCGAAATCCTCAAAGACCATCCGCGGACCGCCCAAGTTGTTTTGGACAAATATATTGGCGGCTCGCAGATGGCGGCGATTTTCACGGGCTTTACCTACGTGAATGACATCCACCGAATCATCGGGCCGTCAGGGTTCGTGTATGACAAACCGAAGTTTGATGCGCATCCGCGGTTCGCCAAGCGCAGCTATCAGATGAAGTACGACACCAGCAAGCCGAGTGAGTCAGCGTGGGATGCGTTCATTCAATCGGAAGTGTCGGCGGGCGTGAAGGTAGACCATTGCTACTTCGATCCGTGCGACCCGCCCGGACACGTGAAGGTGAAGGAGGGCGCCCACATGGTCAACACCTGGAGGCCGGTGCCAATCCGCATGGCCAAGGGCGATGTCTCGCGCTTCACGTATCACCTTAAAACGCTGTACCCCCAAGACTGGCGGCTGCTGCTGAACTATCTCAAATTCATGGTGCAGAAGAAGGGCACCAAGTGCAGGTGGTGGCCGTTCCTCCAAGGCGTGCCGGGCAACGGCAAGTCATTCATCTCCGACACCTTGGAATATTGCATCGGCTACAAATTCACGCAGCGCCCGACGCCCAAAAATATAGCGGGCGAGTTCAACGCATCGCTGTATGGCTGTCTCTTCCTAGCGCTGGAGGACATCAAGGAAACGGATGACTACGGTGCGATGTGGGACACGCTCAAGCCGATGGTGACGCAAACGCGCCTGGAGATTCAGCCCAAGGGCGTAGACAAAATCACCCGCGAAATCTGCTTCAACGGGATCATGAATAGCAATCACAAGGCGGGCGTCAAGAAGGATGCCAATGACCGACGCATCGCTCCGTTCTTCTCAGCGCAACAGCATAAGGCGCACTTGGAGCGCGACGGCCTAACGGAAGAATATTTCGATGACCTGTGGGAATGGGCGCTGGCTGATGGTTGGGCGCACGTGGCGTACTACCTCGCCACCGATCCCATCGACGCGGATTTCAGTCACACCAAATGCCCTGTGACCAGCAACGACGCTGAGCACATCCGCCTGAGTCGGCATGCCGCACAGCAGATTTTGCTCACGGCCATACAGGCATTGAAGCAGGGCTTTAAGGGTGGTTGGGTCAACATGATGAAGTTCCACGACGAACTGACGCGCGATCCCAAGACGCGATACACCAGTAGCAATAAGCAGCGGCAGCATGCCGAGGATTTAGGCTACGTGCCGCACCCAGGGCTTCCAGACGGGCAGCTAACCGTGCCCCTGGCGGATGGCACCCAGCCCGCGCTCTTCGTCGTGGATGACCACACAACGCGAGCCTTCACCGACGCGGCGCAAATCGCCGCTGCCTACCAGGAGGCGCAGAAATGAACTACACGATTGAAGAGCTTGAATGGTTGCGCACCCAAGGTGTGATGTTCGATGAGCGGTGCTCGAATATTCCCCGGACTCTGGCCAAGCTCAAAGGTGAGAAGTACTACTACACCGGGCATCCATGCGGCCAGGGCCACGTGACCAATCGCGATACCAAGACCGGCACTTGCCAGGGCTGCAAGCGCGCTGCGCATCAGCGATGGGTGGAACGCAAAAAACTGGAGGCCATCACGCCATGAATATCATCACCTACGCTGCAGCCAAAGCCCAAGGGCTGAAGCGCTACTGCACCGGCAAGACCTGCCGCGCGGGGCACATGGCCGAACGCTACGTGTCCACCCGCACCTGCGTGGAGTGCGCGCACAAAGGGTGGCGCAGCATCCGCGGCCAGCTTGGCCATGACATTGTGACGGTGCGCCTGCGCGTGCCATCGGGGCAGCTACCGGAGCGCGTGGCGTGGTGGACGGAGCGCGTGCAAGTGTTGACGGACAAGTACTTCGAGCCTAAGCCTTGAGCTTGCCTCCCTGTCTGTTGCGCGAAGCCCTGGCGGCTAGGTTTTTGTGTATAGGCAAGTCCCTCACTCCTTTGCTACCTGATATTGACTAGGTTTTTAGCAATATGCATATACAAGAATACATAGTAGCTACCTACCGCACTGGGAGTGAGAGAGCCGCATAGCGACTGTGGAAGAAGCGAAGCCCTAGCGCTGCTAGACGCAACTGGTGGTAGCGCAAGGCTACGGGGCGCAGACGGGCTGGCCATCTATCGTGGAAATGCGCTTGCACCATCCCGGCGCCGTTACCGCAAGCAGCCGATTTTTATTCTGTTAAACGCGAGGCGCGCACCGGGCGCCCGCTTAGGCTACACTGCTTCCAGACGGCAGGGGTAGTGTGGAAATCCCTGCGGAAGTCTAGGGATATTGTCAGACACACGGAACGCAGCACGGAAAACGCGATGAGTACACAGCTAGTTGAAGTCAGCGACCTGACCCCGAAGCAGGAAGCATTTGCCATGGCCTTCCTGGAGACGGGTGACGCAGTGGCATCGTACAAGGTGGCCTACGACACCAGCGGCATGCAACCCGCCACCATCAAGGCTTCTGCGTGGCACGTGCGCCATAACCCGAAGGTGGCCGCGCGCATCCACACCTTGCGCGGCGCCATTGCGTCGGCCTTCGTGCTCAACGAAGCCGCACTGAAGATGGCAGCCATGGAGCTTGCCGACGCTGACCCCGCGCAGCTACAGCACATCCGCATCTACTGTTGCTCGATGTGTTGGGGCGATGAACAGCTTGCCATCGAAGTGAAGCGCTACATGGCATCCCTAGACGCTGGCGCGCCCCTACCGCTGCCTTCGATCTTCACCCCGACCGATGACCCCTTTGCGCCCGTGAACCCCGTGTGCGAGTCCTGCATGGGCGCCGGGCGCATCGTCACGTACACAGCCGACACGATGGCTCTGCAAGGTGCTGAGCGCCGCCTGTACAAAGGCTTCGACATCCGAAACGATGGGTCAGTCAAGGTGCTGATGCATGACCAAATGACGGCCAGGGAAATGGCCATGCGCGCTGCCGGTGTGTTCGTCACCAAGACCGAATCGGTGAACACCAACCGCAACTACAACTTGAACGCCACCGTAGAGCCATCCAAGCCGCTCACTGTGGAAGAGGCCATGGCGCGCTTCGAGGAACTGCAACGTGCATAACCTCGCCTACTCCATCCGCGATGCCAAGGGCGACCGCGCAGCCATCGCCGCTGCCTTCGCTGCTGCAACCACTGACGCACGCACGCGCTACCTCGATGCGCACGCTGCCTACCGGGAGATGTGTGCCGTTGCCCTGCTACGTCGCGCTGTTGAAGCCGCCACCGATGCCAAGGCGCTCATTGAAGCTGCAAGCCCGCAACTACGCGCGGACCTGCTGGCGGTGCTTGCCGTGTCGGACGTGTATGACCGTGCGATGAGCGAGCGCCGACTACAGCTTGCCTGGTTGAACGCCAACCCGCTGCGCCTGCCCGCCATCAAGGACTACTACAGCTTCAGCACCGCTGCCTTCGTGAATGACTGGGGTGTCACATCCGACCCGCGCCGTGTCGCCAAGGGCTCAACGCTGATACCGTTCCTGCTGTTCCCCAAGCAGTTTGAGTTGATCGACTTCATGGTGGACCGCTTTCGTGGCGGTGAGCCTGGCGTCATCGTGAAGAGCCGCGAAGTGGGCGCCAGCTACTGTTCGTGTGCCACGCTTGTCACCTTGGCCATCTTCAACGTGGGCTTCACCGCTACCGTAGGCAGCGCCACCGAAGTCAAGATTGACCACGGCCGGGCGAATAAAAACACGCTGTTTTATAAGATTCGCGAGTTCGCGGAGAACCTGCCGGAAATATTCCGCGCTGGCTACACCCGCGAAAAATCAACGTACATGCTCGCATCCTTCCCCGACAACTCTTCGGAAATCATTGGCGAAGCCGGGCGCAACATCGGCCGCGGTGGCCGTTCTAGTATTGTCGTGTTGGACGAAGCGGCCTACTTGCAAGACAGCGAAGCCATTGATGAATCGCTGTCCGCCAACAGCCCGTGCATCATCTCCATCAGCAGCGTGAACGGCACCGCGAATTCGTTCTACACCAAGGCGATGAATCCCAACATCGCTAACATGTACTTCCGCTGGAATGATGACCCGCGCAAGTCGCCTGAGTGGTATCAGCGGCAAATCGACATATGGGGCACGGTGGTGGTTGCGCAGGAACTAGACTGCGATTTCAGCGCCTCCACCGACCGCATCATCATCCCATCGACGCACGTCACCAGCGCCATAGGGCTGGCTGAGAAGGTGAAGCGCGACCATGGCCTAGATGTGGAGACCGGCCGGTGGCGCATCGCTTACGATCCCGCGGGCGAAGGTGCAGACCGCAATGCCATAGCTGTCATGCACGGGCCGGTGCTGATGCATGCGGAGTCCTGGAGCGGCAAGGGTGACGATTTGCTAGGCAGCGTCGCGCGCGTGTTCAAGGTGTGCGACCAATACGGCCTGACGGAATTTGAGTATGACGCGGATGGCGTGGGCATCGGCATACCGGGCCACATTCGCGCGCTCAACGAAGACCGCAAGCTGCCCATCCGTGGCCGACCCTTCCACGGTGGTGGCGAACTGGTCAGCCCTGAAGAGTATGTGCCGGGCTCCAGTGCTCGCGACAACACGCGCAATGAAGATGCGTTCCACAATCTCAAGGCGCAGAGTTGGTTCCAGCTATCGTATCTCTTCGCCAACTCGCACCGGCTCGCGACGTTGGGCGGTGACTTTGATCCCGATGAATGCATATTCCTATCGAGCGACATTCCCGAACTGAGCCGCCTGTGTGTGGAGTTGTCGCAGCCGCAATACAAAACGAATTCGAGCGGCAAATATTTGGTGGACAAGAAGCCCGATTCAAGCGCCAGCCCGAACTTGGGAGACGCAATCATGATAGCCACCAGCCCGCGCGTGTGGCCGCTGAAGATATCGCAGGAAGTGTTAGACGCAACATCACGAAGGAGAATCTGACATGGGTGTCAAGGACATCAAGGTCAAGAAGCAAACCAAGCTGAAGATCACTGCCGATGTGCTGCATGAGACGCGCTACGGTGAGAAGCCTAAGCCCTCGCACACGCCGGAAGAGATTGCAGCGCTGAAGGCCAACAATGACCAGCGGCTCACGCGCAGTGGCGTCACCGTGGTCCCGCCCTCACGTGACACGCGTGGCGGCACTCCATTCCCGCCACGCTGTGCCTACGATGGCTCGCAAAATCGCGACGAAGACAACGAAGACGAAAAATAAATTTCGCAAACGCGCATAGACGCGTAGAGACATCAGTAGGCGCTAGAAGACTATAAACACTAGA